CCTTCTGCTCAGCCGACAGATCCGCCCGCGCGTCGACGGCATCCTTGAATCGCTGGCCGCCGCTCACGGTCTCCACCAGCGGCTTGACGACGGCGGCCTCTTTCATCCGGCCGATGCCGCTCTCGACGAGACTGCCGAGGATCGGAAACACCGACGCGACGGCCCGCAAGATGCCAGAAATAATCGGCTTGGCCGCCGGCACGAGGAACCATAACACAGCGCCGCCCACCACCACCAGAATCAGTATCCCACCGAAGCCCAGCGCCCAATCATGTAGCCGCGTCTTAATCGTATCCCACCAGGTCCAACGCCCGCCGCCGCCGGTAAACGTAGTCGGACCAGCTTCGGTCGAGTTGACGCCCGTAGGATTGATTGCAATGCCAGGACTGGTGCCCTGAGCAACCGACATGGGGGTCTGCTTCGAGATCACTTCGCCAGGCGAGACGCCAAATGGTGTCACTATACGTACAGCCTTCACGTCGCGGGTAACGGTACGGCCCTCGCCGGTGTACGTCGTCCGGGCTGGCGTCTGCACGGCAAGACTTGACTGAGACTCGGGGCCCGGCACGGCAATGACATAGCCCTCGGGGAAGGGTTGCGTCGGCGTCGCCGGCGGGATGGGAGCCTGAACGACGGGACCAACAAGCGCCTGGTCCATCGTGGCGGCGTCCTCGCAGCCGACCAAACTAACGAGCGACAATAGTATGGCCAGGAACAGCATCAGGATTCTCACGGTTTTCCTCCTCGGAAAAAAAGATCGTTTACGAGAAAGTGTCTGAAGTCGCCAGCATTGTGCCCGGCCGACGACTACCGGGTATGCTTCTCCGTCTTTTCGTAGCGCTCATAACCGCCGTCGTACTGCTCGGTTACGCTCCGCTCAATCTTCGGCACCGGCTTCATCGTGGCCCGGTCCACCATCACCCATTTATCCCCCTGCCACCTCCACAACTGCATCGGCGGATCGAGCCGTACCCACTGGCCGCGCCGCCACTCCCAGCGATCAGTTGATCCTTCCCCGACCGACGTGGCCGCGGCGGGAGTCTGTGAATACGACTCGCGCACTTCCGCCCACTGGCAACCCGTCGCCAGCAACATACAGATCACCGCCACGGCGGCGGCAGCAGCCATCACACCCACAACTGTCAACCACGGCTTCTCGTCTCTCACATCACACCTCCGGTTTCTTGACCAGTAGTTGAAATATCGAGAAATCTGCCTTAATAACCTTGGCGGGGGCGTGCTTGGCGTAGGGGTTGAAGTCTGCCGGGGTCAACAGCCGCCCGCGCCGCGGGTCTCGATTGATGTTCGCCGTCAAGGCGAGGAGTGTAGCCATCGGCACCCACTGCGCCTCAGCCATCCATAGGAGCTCGCGCAGAGTCAGGTGGTTGGGGTCGACGCCGACAACGCCGGCGAGTTCCCAGACAAGCCGCCAGGCGTCGCCAGGCTTGATAGGTCGGCTACCGGGGCTTCCCTGCTGGCCGCGTCGAGAGCCGCCGCCTGGGCGTCCATCGCTGCCCTGAGCTTGACTATCGCCCGCGCCCGCGGGCCGCTCGGGAAAAAATCCAGCAACTCCCGCAACAGCGCCGTCGCGGCGTCGTCGAGCACCTGACCGACGAGTGCAGCTGGGTCCACGCCCTCACACAGAACCGCCAACACGTCGGCGAGCGTCACTGGATCGTTCAGCAGCTTCTCCGCCAAGTCGCCGCCGGCGAGGTCCATCAGGTCGATGCCGAGAGCCGTCCGCACGCGGCGGACGGCACCGACATCAATCGTGATCGACCACTCGCGGTCCTTACCGTCTTTGAACTTTCGCATGTGATTCCCTCCCCTGTAAGTCCGGCGCCAGCCCCGGCCGCCGACTACCCGAGGACGATCTCGACTTCCAGCACCTGCGCAAGTGTGCCGGCGAGATCGAGGTGCTTGCACCCCGCCCCGATGTTGCTGCCAGCATCAATCGTGCGAAGTAACGCCTCGGCGCCCGGCACCAGCGTCAGGTTGAACGCCGCCCCGAACCCGTCGTACGGAGTCGCCGCACCGAAGGAAATCGTAATCGGATTGGCGTTGGTGGACTTATTGCGGATCTTCATCATCTGCACCCGCAGGCCGGTGCCGTCCACAACAATCCCGTTCGTGCCCGAAAGGGCCGTCAAGTCGATGGTCGCCACGCCGGCCGCCAGGGCCTTCTCGAAACACGCCACCAGCGTCGCTGGCGGCGTAGTCGCGGCAGTCAATGATACCGTCGAGTTGTACAGGGTGTGGCTCACGTTCTTGTCGGATGCGGCCACCGCATTCCCGGTCAGCGTCTCAACGACCGAAAGGGTTGAACCGTAGGTCACGCTTACACTCATCTGCTATCTCCTTGCGTTGAGGTTAATTGCACTTGACACTGCATGCCACAAGGGCTAATACTCTTAGCCCTCCAAGCGTTTAGACGGTCGTGTACGTCGGCGCCGTGGCGGAATACGTCGGCTTCGCCGATACGGCCACGGTGATGATGCCTTCGAGGGGCTGGCCCTCATCGAACTTTGTGATCCGCACGTCGGCGGCGAATAGCCGAGTGCCCGTCGTCACGATGTCGCCATCGGCAGCGAGCATTCCGATGGAAGCGTTGGCCAGAAATGCCGTCATAATCGCCGCCACGCCGGCATCCGCCGAGTCGTACAGCAGGTCGAAGTTGATCGTGACGCTCTTGAGGCCCGTCGCCGTGGCCATCCAGCCGGCGCCGCCGCGGGTGGAGGCCGGTATCTCGCTACGGTCCATCGTCACCGTCACGTCGCGAGCTGCCGTCAACTCGGACCAGACAGGCACGCCGCCGGCACCGGCTACGCAATAATGCAGTTTGCAGTTCACGCCGAACACGATCGCCATCGGAATCTCCTTGTCAGTCGCCGCGCGTCGCCGCGCGTGCTATCCGCATATCATACATCATTGTACCTCGGCCACATCCTTACCCAATACGTAAGGTTGTGGCCCCAAACCAAACTATGCGTACACGCGGAAGGTCAGGTCCAGGGCACTGGCAAACTGCCGGTGCTCGTCCAAATGCTCGGCGATGTAGCCCCGCTCCGCCGCCGGCGCCATCGCCACCTTGATGCACTGCGCGCTCAGGGCCGCCAGGGGATAGGCTCGCATGTGGTCGGCGACCTCCTCTACCAGCGTCAACAGTACCGGCACTTCCGTCTCCATGTTGCCGGCCGGCGTGATCGCCTTCAGAAAGACCAATTGAACTCCGTAATCCCGCTGATTCTTTGCCCGCGACGCCAACTCCCACGCCATGCCGTCAGGTATCGCCACCACCTGGAGCGTCGCCAGGTCGGCGCCGCGGTCCAGCGAGAGACGGCAGGCCCGGCGGGCAGTGAATGCCTGGGAGAACGCATGGCCGTTCAGCACCACCACAACGGCGTCGGCGATGTTGACGAGAAGAGACACGAGCGACTCCTAGTAGTCCTGGGGCGGGCCGGGGTGAAACACCGCCGCCGTGGCATGATTGCTCCCGCCGTTACATGCGTCGCAGTAACACTGGATCGGCGTCGCCTGGGCGGGGAGGTTGTCGACGGTCAGGACGGCTGCCCCGTTGCCGAACATGCAGCAACTGGTGTGGTCACACGTCGCCAGAGCCGCAGCGTCAAAGAGAAATGTGGCCGTCGGAATAATAACCGAGCCGCCGAGGTGCAGCACGGCAGCGGCGCCGAAAACCGGCGCGGCGCCGAGTCGAATCTGGCCGGCGAGATTCGCGGTCTTGCCGGCAGCGAGCGTGAGCACGTGACAGGTCAGGTTCGTCAGGGTCAGAGTGCCGTCCGTCAGTGTCACATCGCGGACCACGGCATCCGCAAGCGTGAACGTCGCCCCGGCCTTATTGAACACCAGGTCAAGGTTCGCGGCGTTTCCGCCGAGACTCTGTGTTCCAGCCGCCCACTCGCCGAAAGTCCACTTGGCGCCAGGCGTGATGATCCAGGTGCAAGATGTGAGGTTGATTTGGCCCAAGCCGGCACTTGTGGCACCCAAGATGATCGTGCCACCAGCGCCAGTAATCCCGACGCCGCCCATAGCCAAGCATTCAATAACTGCCCCAATGGATGATGCATCGATCATCCCAGTTAGGTTTATAGTGTCATTGCATACCATACCGCCGGGTTCTATGTCGCCGTATAGAATCCTCAGGGTTCCTGCTATCGTGACGGCCTGGATGACATTGTAACCGTAATGAATTTCCAAGAGGGCTCCGGTCGCAATGTCGAGAGTTCCATCGTGGTCGAGATTGTCTCCAAGTGAAAGTTTACCCTTGAGAACAGAGACAGCCCCGAAGATATCCGCGGAACACGTCACGGCGGCGCTGTCGTGGTTGACTGTCACGTTTCCGACCGTCGCCCCCGCGAGCCAGGCGACAAGGTCCGCAACGGTCAGGGCCGACTCAATGGTGAAGCCAAACTCACCGGTGGCGGGGCGGGTCGTCGTCGGAGCCGTCGCGTTAGCAATAACGATCGTGTCGCCAGCGTGAGCGTGCCCGCCTACACCCCAATTCGAGTCGGTCTCGAAGTCGGTATTGGTCGTCGCGTTCCATGTACAAGTCGCCACGTCTACTCCCTATCCCGCTTATGCCACGTACGACACGACCGCCACGCCCTTGAACAGCCCGACGGCGGACTTAAGGGTCATGTGGTGGGCGGCGTCAGTCTGCGGGCAGAAATCCGCGTCCGCGCCGAAGTCCATCCTCACCGTACCCGTTGCCGCCACGTCCATGTCGCCAACCATCACCGTCTCACCCGTACCCGCGCCGTCGTGGTCCGAGTAGATGCCAGCGGTGCCCGCCGCACTCATGTGCCCATAGAGTTTGTGCAGCGCAATGGTCTTGCCGGCCACCTCGTGTGACAGGATTGTGTAGCCCGCCCCCACTTGCAGGATGGGTACGGTCGTGATCGTCCGGCCACGGTGCCCCGGTACGGCCTCAACGCAAATCGTCGGTTCGCCCACGGCTCGTCTCCTATCCCGCCAAAAATCCCGCCATTTTGGCGGGACACAGCCCGCCGCCGGCTACTTCGTCAGCAAGGCAACTATGAGCGCCAGTGCGGCCGAAAAGATGGCCCCGAGCGCACCAACCGAAACAACCCAGTGGTGGGCCAGGTGGTTTGTCATGCACTTATCGAGTTTTCTGACCCGCTCATCTATTCGCGTCAGCAGGTCGTGATCGCTGACCTCGGGCGTCGTCATCATGCCGTCTCCACAAGTTTCGTGTGAATCCGCAGCGTCCGGTTGTACGGGTCCGACCAACGCCAGCACGGCTCGGACCCCGGCCTCATCACTTCGTACGTCCGCGTCGTCGCCCCATCGACCTCGACAACCCGGTCGCCCGGCTCAGGCTTGACCGTCACGCTGTCCAGCACGAGCGACGCCGCCAACACCAGGTAGTCGCGCGACTCAATCCGCTCCGCCGCCCCGGCGGCGTCGATCACCTGAAACTCCGACCGGCCGACCGTCGCCAAGATGCTCACTGAATCCACGTCGCGCATATATGTGACAAGATGTGACGCCGCCGAGGTGCGCCGCGCGTCCAACCATGCCGAGCCGACTTGCAGGCGATCACTCATGGACGCCTCACGGGGATGTCACCAGCCGGCCGACCAATCACCAGCCAGCCACTCACCAGCCGGCCAGGTCGCGGAGCGCTTTCGCGCCCCGCGACCCGCCAGCACCGGGGGAGGTATCTACTTGCCGCTTACGCCGAGTTGGCCCACTGGCCGCGCTTGGCAACGCAACGCCACGCACCGGCAGTGCCTTCGCACACGAGGTGCATGTAGTCGCCGCGAATGGCGGTCAAGAGCGTGTTCTTGGCCGTGTTCGTTGCCGTCAAGGTGAAGTTGGCGCCGATGATCGTCTCGTTGCCGTTGAGGTCGATGGTGAGCCGGTTGATGCCGTCGCCAGCGTCGCTCTGAACGATATACTCCATACCGACGACGCCGACGGGAAACAGGATCGTGGTGTCAAAGCCGACGTCTTGGGTGACGTGGATGACGCCACCCGAATGCGTCGCCTCGACCATCGTCTGGTCGGTGGCGTACTGGAAGTGCGTACGGCCCGTCCAGGCCGGCAGGTTCTCATTGACCTTGTTCAGCGCGATGTCACATGTGGTGCTCGCGGCAACGACCGCCCGCACCAGCGTCCCGACCCACCAGTCGCCGGCCGCAGCGTTGCGGGTAAAAGCGCCGCCGGCCACGCCCGAACCGTACGGCGTGCCGTTCGCGTCCCACCAGATATTGTCGCCGATGTTTGCCACACCGCCGACATAGGGACCGCGGATCACGCCGTCCACCGCGACGGCGCCGAGGATGCCGGCCGCAATGTCAAGCGGAGAAAACGCCGAGAGGGCGCCGACCTGAAGGATGTTGCCCGCCGACACTGTCCCGGTCGGCGTGTAGTCAATCATCGTGCCCTCTTGCAGATACTGAGAAACGTTAGCCATTTGTGACTCCTAGCGTGTCAGTTGTGGCCCGCCGCAAGGACGGGCACCTTGCCATTTACTTGCCGGGCCCGCGATTAGGCCCAGGTGCCGCGCTTGGCCACACAGCGCCATGCCGAGGCGGCAACCGTGCATTCCAGGTGCAGATAGTCGCCGCGAACGCTCGTGCCAAGCGTGTTTGTGATGGTAGCGCCAGCGCCCAGCGTCAGGTTGCAACCCCTCACGGAATCTCCGGCGTCCATGATCACCTGGAGCCCGTTGCCGCCGTTGGCCTGGTCGTTCTGAATGATAAACTCCATGCCGACGACGCCATTGGGCAGCGTGATCGCCGTGTCGGTGCCCACATCCGCCGTGACGTGGATCACGCCACCACTGTGTGTAGCCTCGACGAGCGTCAAGTCGGCTGCCGTCGTGAAGTGCACGCGATTCGTCCACGCCGGAAGATTCGGATTGACCTTGTTCAGGGCAACATCGCAGGTATTAGACGTGGCACCGGCGGCCCTGACCAACGTCCCAACCCACCAGTCGCCGAGAGAACCCCTTGCCACTATCGCGCCGTCAGCGGTCGCCGTGCCGTACGGTGAGGCATTGGCATCCCACCATACGTTGTCGCCGATATTGGCAATTCCGCCGACAGCCCCGCCGACGTAAGGGGCGCGAATCACACCCTTGACCGCCACGGCGCCAAGGATGCCCGCCGCAATGTCTTGCGGCGCAAACACTGAGAGGGCGCCGACCTGGAGGATGTTGCCGGCGGTCACGGCACCGACCGGCGTATGGTCGATCATCTCACCCTCTTGCAGATACTGAGAAACGTTAGCCATGTGAAGCTCCTATTGCTTTGTGCTCGCCACCTGCCGAGCCATGTACCGACCCGCCGCGTGCCGGGCCGCCCGGCGCGTTTGCCGGGCGGCCCCATTCCGCGATAGGTTGCTTACGCGCCAGCGCTCTTGATGCCGGCCTTGGGATCTTGCAGGGCCACGCCGAAGTCGTGGTATCCGCGCATCTGGATGCCGAGGACGTTGAAGTCCGCCTCGGAAGTCTCGATGGTCGGCGACTCCTGGCCGTTCAGGAACGCCACCTCAACCGTCGCCAACTCACGCGGATCAGCCAACAGATACCACTGCGTGGTCGTGGCGCCGGTGTAGTTGGTGTTCGAGATGTAGCGGCTGACTTCGGGCCGGAACTGGCTCTGGTACGGGTTGGCCGTTGCAAACTGAGTCGTCGCGGCCGCCTCGTACGCCCGGATCTCCATCGACGTATAGAGTTGGCGGGCCATCGCGTGGTTGTCCGGCGGCGAGAGTAGAATGGCCGGCATGATGCCGGTCGGCTTGCCGTCCGAGTCGGTCATCTTCAGGAACTTAACCACGCCCTGGCGCAACCCCTCGATGCCCAGCAGCGTCGTCGCGCCGCTGATGTAATTTCCGTACGTGGCATCGACGAAGAACGCGCCGTTATTCAGGAACACGGTCCAGAAGATGTCATTGATCTTCAGGCCCGAGCCGCGGCCGAGCTTCTGGGGCACGGTCGTGATGGCGCCGAGATCGTCGTTGATCACGTCGCGCCGGTCGATGGTCAACCGCAGGCCGTAGGTGTCGGCCTTGTTGGTGAACGAGTCCTCAGTCAGCGTACCCTCGTGAATCTCGCCGCCGGGAGCCACCAGTTCGTACTGGTCCTTGCCGGTCAGGCGGTAAGAGGTCACGGTCTTGAAGTCGCTGACGTTCTTAATCGAGCAGATATTTCGCCACGTCCGCTCAACCGACATGAACCCCGAGAGCAGGAACTTGTTGGCCACGTTCCCGAGAATGCCGCTCAGGTCAAGGGTCGAGAAGGCCATCGACGGCCCGCCGATCTCTGACCGCGCCGGCATGGCCGCCCGAAGGGCGCCGCGCAGATCGCTCTTCACGCTGTGGCCAGTCCAGCCGCGCGAGCGAGCCATCACGAAGATGGTCTCCTGCAACGTCAGGCCGCGATGGAACTTCTGGTCGGCCCGATCCAGAACTTCGGCACCGTAATGCTTCTCGATGTTGGGCAGGTTGCCGGCCAGCGCCAGGCCAGCCTCCAACTCCGTCGCCAGGGGAAGTTCGGTCGGCTTGACCGGCGGGATGTAGACCGGCCGGGCCAAGCCCATTAACACAACCTCCACGTCCCTGAGTTCCTGGTCATGCTCGACCGCCGACTCGGCGGCGGCCTTGATTGCCTCCGCCCGGTCGGGGTTGCCAGTGGCGTAGTGCATGGCCCTGGCCATGATGGCCTTGGCCCGCTGCTGCCGCAGAATCAACCGATCCAGGTCCCCGAAATCCGACTTCGGCTCCTGAACGCCCTGAGCCGACACGACCGGCGCCGGCACGACCGGCGCCACCTGCTCCTGCACCATGTTCTCAGCCATGACTTCACACTCCTTGTGGGCCGACTCGGCCGCGTTCGCCGGCGCATTCGCGTCGGCCTTCAATTCCGTGTCCGCAACGTCCTGTGGCACATCCTGTGCCACGCCGGCAATCCCCGCACCGAGCGGAGAGCCAGCCTGTAATCCTTGACACGCCGCCCGCAACGCTGCGTAGGCGGCGTCCTGGCTTTCGACAGCATCAAGCAACCCCAGTCCCATCGCCGGCTGTGCCAGGTAAATCCGGCCGTCGGCCGCTTGCTTCACACGCTCCAACGGCATCCGCCGGCCCGACGCCACGGCGGCGAGGAAGTGCTCGTTGAGTTCGTCTACAACCCCCTGAGCCACGCGTAATTGATCGGTCGTGACCGGGGCGCCGGGCACCCCCGCCCCCTTGTGTGCCCCGGTCGAGAGGACATGCACCACAACGCCGTCCTTGGCCGCCCTGCCGCTGGAGTCTGTCACCACGGAGTACGTCCCGATGCTCCCCACCAGACTCGTCGGCGTCGCCGTCACGCGAGACGCCTGGGCGCCCACCCAGTACGCCGCACTGGCCATCATGTCCTCGGCGTGAGCGTGCACGGGCTTTTGCCGCGCCGCCGCCGCCACGTCGGCGCCCAACTCTGACGTACCGGCCGCCGTGCCGCCGGGGCTATCCACCAGGAGCATGATGCCGCGGATGTTCGGATCCGCCGCGGCCTGGCGAATCGCCCGTCGAGTCCGCACGGTTGACGTGCCGCCGGAAAAAGACGAGTCGCCCTTGGTCATCGGCCCGACCAAAGAGATCGTGGCAAGGCCGTCGGCGGTTTTCAGGTAGGCCGGACCTTCGGATTCGCGCGCCGCCGCCTTCGGCTGGTAGATCACCATTGCGCCAGCCTTCACATCGGCAACGGCCTGAGCCAGCCAACTCGGATCGACCATCCAGGCACCGAAATACTGCGCGGCGCAATCGGGAATAGGAGCATCGCAATGCACTACATATCCATCCTTCTCGAAGTACGGATGGCTCTCGCCGCCCGGAAGTAGGTTGTTGAGCATCAGTTTTCCCTCTCCGGCCGCACTGGTCGCCCCGGCCGCTCGGGCACCCCTTCCTCGTCCGTCGCCGCTACCGCCGGTCGCGGCCGCGCCTGTGCCGGCGTGAGATTCAATTCCTTCATCAGCGCGACTTCCTTCGCCCGTTGCCGCAACTCGACTTCCCAATCCTTCCGCTGCGTCGCGTACTCGGCCGCCAGGGTCGTTGTGTGATTCTCAAGTCGCACCGCCTGGGCATCGGCCGCCTTGACCTCGTCGATGTCCGCACATCCCTGCCAGAACCACATGTGCGGAACGTCGCTTGCATCGGCCGCAGCAACCAGCATCTCGGCCAGCGATTCCGCCCCCGGAATCGCCGTCGCCGCCTCGATCAGCCACGCGCCAAGGACGCGATCAACAACCGCCTCCTCAAGCGCCGCCCGATTCACCTCGACGATGGACCGCCAGTAGATCCGCAGGTCGAGACTGGCGCCCGCCCAGCTGTAACTTGACGAGTTGCACTTGGCGAGGTTGAACGGAGTGCCGACCGGCCGGGCAATCTCGTTCAGGACGCTGTCGCAAAACTCCGTGTGGTTCGCGGCCGGCTGCTCGGCCTTGATCTGGTGGGCGTCCCAGCCCATCGGCGCCGTCACGAATGTATTGCGCTCGATATCGAAAACCGCCAGCGGAGGCACTTCGTCGGCGACTTGTGTGCCCTCATCGTTCGGCGGCGGCAGGTTGGTCGTCATCACGCCGGCAAGGTTCGCCGCCGTCTCGGCGGCGTCCAGTACGCTCAGGCGATACCGACGAAGCTGGGCAAAGCCCTCCAGGCTCGACGTGAGGTCCGGCACGCCGCGATGCTGGCCGGCACGGTCGGGCCGGAACCAGTGCACCATGTACGCGGCCGGCACGGTATCGTACTGCCACGCCCCCAGGCCCGTCGCGTCGCCGGGATGCTGGCGCCGCACCGAATAGGAGACCGGATTGCCGAATTCGTCCAGCTGGATGCCGTCAATGTTTGTCGCATCCAGAAGTGACGATGCCGGCGCGGCGACCTGCTCAGCCTCGACAAGCCGCAAGTCCAGGTGGACCGCGTGAGCCAATCTTGGATTGTCAATGAGCGTCCCGAAACCTTCGCCGTCGACAACGTGGGCTTGGTGTAGTACCCGCAGCCGCGAAGCCAGATTGACCCGGCGCGACCACGACGCGAACTCGCGCTCCAGCAGCCGGTTCAGGTCCGCATCGTCCGTCAACATTTGCAGCCGCGGGCCGGGTCCGATGAGGTCGTTGGCCAACGTCAGGACGATGCCTTTGGCCCAGCCGTTGTTCGCCACCTCGTAGCGCGAGCGATTGCGCAACTTCAGGCGGACGGCCGCGCTGTTCGCAGAGTCGGCTGAAAGACTGTCCGCCCATTGCCAGTGCCGGAGCGAGGAATCGCGGTCACGTGCGGCGTCGTAACTGTTCTGCGGCCCATTGAGCCGCCACGCCAACGCGCGCCTTATCGGGGCCGGCAACGGGCCGCCACGCGAGGCACGTCGACCCGTCACGAGCGATGTCTGATCCCCGCCGCTTCGTTTCGCGTTGGCGACAGGCGCCGCTCCCTTGCGAGTCCGGCTCTTGGCTAGTACCGGCGCGACATCGGAACTCCTGCGCTTGCCCTGTGCGGCGGCACCTCCGCGTACGGCCCGCCGCTTCGTTTTGGGAATGCTCATGCGCCGGGGTTCCGTATCTTGCCAGTTAACGCCGTCATCAGGCCGCGAAACGTCCAGGTCCGGGTCGTGCGGAGCTTCGCATAGCGATCAGCCTCAATCAGGTCTGGAAGCGGGTGCTCATCGGTAGACACACTGTCAACAGACACGCGGCGAGGCTGAACAGCCGCCGCATCAATCGCGCCAGGAATAAGAGACACGCATCACCTCTCGTTGTACGAGCACCAGATCGGCCCCGGCTGTTGCCACGGGTACGGCGCCGGCGGCCACGTCGGCCACGGATACGCAGGCGGCTCCCGATGCCCTGGCGGCGAAGCGGGTTGCCGGCGCCACGGACAGTTCGCGCACGGGCAACAGGCTGGACAACACGCCGCCGGCTGCGCGGCACAGGGCACCGTCGTAGGTATATTGATCTGCGTTTGTGTCAAGAACGACCTCCGCATCCCGGCCGATAGAACGGCGCCCGCTGCCGAAACTGCTGATACCGACCAGCAATAGCGTACCCGTCAAGCCTTCCGTTGCTCGGCCGACAAACCCTTACCGGCTCCTCGTCTGCACCCATCGCTTCGTTTTCGGCTTGACGCCGTGCCACGCCAACGGCCACAATCTTCCTGTGCCATCGGGCTATACGGGCTTTTTGACTCTCGCCTGTCATCGTGATTCCTCCCACGGAATGTAGACCAATAATTTCTATCTCTATACTACCACACGCGCGCGCCGTGGCCGGGTTTTGGGTACGGAAAAGCAGGAAGTGACACAAAAAGGGTATACAGGTATACCCTGGCGGGCTTTAGGCGGACTCCAAGGCGGGGTCTTGGACAAATTCGCGGGCAGGCCCTGAGCTGGCGTCTTGTCTGGCGCCGATAACCGATTCTCTTGTCGTCACGCGGCGTCCGCAGTGGCGGCACATCTTGCGGCGCAAGATAAAGCCGCCGGGCCGGCCCCCGGTCTTGAGCGTCCTGAAGTGCCGACACCCGCACGTCGGGCACTCCAGGCCCGCGGCGTCAGCGGCCGCTGGCGCAACGGGCTGGCCGGCGCCATCGATGGCCCGAAAGTTCACATCGAATCTACGCATGTACGGCCTCCATTGCACTGCTCGGTGCAGGCGTCAACCATAAGACGCGCCGCCGTGTGCCGGCGACCTCCCGCCACTCCACAGTCGAGATCACGCCGCTACGAATCCAGTGAGCGATACAACTCCTCGCCGTTGCGGCGCAGCCATAGTGATGCTTAATTCCGTCAATAGCATCCTTCAGGGTACAGCCCGGATACTCGCCGACAAACTTCTCCAGGGCCTCCACGGTGCCACGGAACGGAGTGTGGCGCCCGCCCGACCGACTGCCCGCCAGGGCGTGCGTTTTGTGTTGCTCCGAGAGACACGCGGTCCATTCCAGCCAAGGCTTGCGATTCAGGACCGGCCTGACCAACTCCTCTACCCTCGCATCACCGTAGACGAGCCAGCCGATTCCGAGCGATTGACAGATCAGGCGTGCCACGGCGTACCGCCCTCGCGGCTCGGGACTGGCGACGTAGGACCAGTGGGCTTGATCCCGCCAGTTCAATGCCTGTGCGAGTACGGACAGGCCGAAACTGGTCTTGCACTCCACCACGGCGAACCGACTGCCCACGCGGCCCACCACGTCGGCTATCTTTCCCATCCGATGGGCCTGCACTTCTTGATAGATGTCAAACCGTTGATCCGAGAGCCAATGCACCACGGCCTCGCCGATCTGCACCTCCAGCACGCGACTACGCATGTACGGCCTCCTCAAACAGAGACGGCGCGGCGGCGACGACGGGCATAGTCCACACCGCCACAGGGTTTAGCGCGCGCGTCCACCGCTTTTTCGTGCACATCGGCTGATCCGTGCGCCGCGGCTTTCCGTCAGTGTGTCTCCACATACCGCCCGGCGATGTACCCACCAGCGTCCATCCCGCCGCTCGCAACGATGTACCGTCCTCGGCTTCTAGTGTAAATGTCTGAATGCGCTCGTACCCCATCACCTGCGCAATCCTCGCCGCGGCCGCGTACAAACAAGAACAAGCATTGGGTGTCCCGTCAGTGCAGCAGCGCGTAACATCCACGACAGAATCGTGCGGCATATTGCGGGCCACCGGACGCCCGATTGTTGCCACGCCGTGAAGTACGCCTACCCCATCGACAACGCCAATGCTAAATCGGTGTCCCTGCACCGGCATGTGGTGGCGATGCCAAGCCGCAACTATCGCGTTAGCCTGAGCAAGTTCAACCGGAACAATCCGCAGGCGCAGTTTGCCGTCCATCACGCCCGCCTCCTCAAATCCTGCGCCGTCCACACCCGCGCCGTTTTCTTGGCCACCTTAACCGGCTCGCTGCCCGGCACCACGCACCCCAGCATCGACGCTGCCACGGCACACCCTACCAGACAGTCGAGCCAGTGGTTGTCCGGCTTCGCCGGCAACAACTTCCACTCATGGACCGTCCGGCCGTACCCCTGCGTCTCCGTCCACGTCTCCGATTGCGTGATGTGCGCCGCCAGCAACTCGTGCTCGTGCGGGTCCGTGCCAAACAACCCTATCGCTCCCGGATCGCCCCGCGCCGCCGAGAGCCCGCGGTACACAAACGACTTCCAGAAGTTCACGTCAGCGCCGACGTGCGGATACTCGCGGGTCTTATGGACGTTCGGTGTATACCAATGCCCGCCGGGATCGTACCGCTCGCCCGGTTTCCGCATCCACGAGGCCATCGGCTTGCGGCCGGCCTTGATGCCCAGCCCTCGATAAGCCATCATCGTCGCGCCGCCGACCCTACGCTTGACCGCCTCAATGATCTCCGGCTTGTACCCCGCGTCAACCAGCAACCGCTCGACCCTGAGCACGCCCTGGCCTCGCGGAAACTCATGGCTCAGGATGGACGCCGCCAGCCGCTCAAGCCCCGCCTGTATCGCCCCATCCAGCCCGGCGCCAGGAAAGTCCTTGGCCATCGTCACTTTCGCGCCGTCCATCGAAAAATACGGCACCGGCTGCTCGGGACTCGTGCCGTAGTCCACCACGTGCCCGCTGAAGTCCTCGCCCCAGCCCATCACCATCCAGTACAGCAACTTGTCATGCACATCGACGAATGCCGTCAGCCGCGTCGCCGTTAGAGGCACCTCGCCGCGCGGTCGGCCCGTCGTCCGCTCCATCACGTGCGCAGGCCGCAGGGCGTGAGCCTTTTTGCTTGGCATCGGCTCATTTTGATATTCAGAGAAGAACTTTGCCTTTCCGTGCTCGGCCAGAAGGTTCATCGCGTGCTGGACAGCCGAGATTTCGCCCAACTCGTGCCGGAATCTGTCCGGCCAGGACGGTTCTGCACCCTGATCCATCGACGCCCGGTGCTCTTTGTAGAAATCCAGGGCTGAGTGCGCATCGCCTCCAAGGCGAATATCATCGGCCCGCAACGCCGCATACCGCGCCCACAGCCCCTCGTTGGACGGAAAGGCATCAAGTAGTTTCGTCCGCTCGCCGCGAAACGTCGGATTTGCCTTCTGGTCCAGGAGTTGATCGGCCAAGTCGCCCGGTTCAATCACCGTGCACGGAATGATGATTCCGGCTTTGTCTCCAGGCCCCGCCATGCCCATGACGGCACCACGGAGGAGGTTCATTCGCTCCTCTGTTTGCAATGGGCTGCGGGCGGTATCATCCGTCTGTGGGTCGTCACAAACCACAAGCGTGGGGCGAACCTTCCTGCCATCGGCGCGGGCGTAAACGGGTCCGCGAATCTCAGCTGTTAGGCCCGACGAATAGATAAGAGATTCCGATGCTCGGCTGCCGGGGATCATCGGCAGCACGATTTCATCTTTTCCCCACACGATCCGCGTCGGCACACCG